GCGTCTACAAAGAAAGATGGTCTGGTGGTGATCCAGAAGAACAAGAAAACATTAGTTTCTTGGAATTGCAATTCACCAAGATTGTATTAGAATCTTACATAGACGCATGATGCTTAACCAGGGAACGGGGGTTAAGTTTACTTGTACGAACAAATGACTAATCTAGAAAAGCGCTACATTATCAAAAACAACAATGAAGTTACCCGTAAGGAGAAAGAATTGCAACTTTGTTACCGTGGAACCGCTTACAAAAAAACTGTTCTAAAGTAATCTGGTGATTTATAGGGGGTTCGATTCCCCCTTTTACTATTGGTTAGAGCCGGTACGCCGATACCTCTAGCCGTCGACGGTTACGGAATGACCTGAATTAAATTCCAACAAAAATTTTTCAAACGTTTGAAGTCTGTTTAAATATTTTTAACCTAATTAAATGGCTTTTCAATCTTCTACTAACCCCGCGCAGCTTACGCGCCCGGGTCAGAATAATGGTACGGGTGATGCCCGCGCCTTGTATTTGAAACTCTTCTCCGGAGAGATGTTCAAAGGATTCCAGAACAACACGATCGCTCGTGATCTGGTTGTACGCCGTACACTGAAGAACGGCAAATCTCTTCAGTTCATTTACACTGGTCGTACGACTGCTGAGTATCATACACCAGGAAATAGCATTCTGGGTGATACTAACGGTCGTCCTCCCGTGGCGGAGAAAACTATCACGGTTGATGACCTGCTGATCTCCAGTGCATTTCTGTATGATCTTGATGAGGTCCTGTCTCATTACGACATGAGGTCTGAGATCTCCCGTAAAATTGGTTATGCTCTTGCTGAAAAGTATGACCGCTTGATCTTCCGTGCTATCGCTAAAGGTGCACGTCAAGCTTCCCCTGTCCAATCCGTTGGTACTGGTGGTTCTTTGGTAAGTATGGAAGAACCTGGTGGTACTCAAGTACAGGTTGGTACTGGTTCTGGTGCTCTGTCTGATGCATTTGATTCAGCTAAACTGGTTGCTGCATTCTATGATGCTGCCGCTGCTCTTGACGAAAAGGGTGTCAGCTCTGACGGACGTGTTGGTGTATTGAACCCACGTCAGTATTATGAACTGATCCAAGCTGTTGGTTCTAACGGTTTGGTGAATCGTGATGCTCAAGGTACTGCATTGCAGTCCGGTAATGGCATCATCGAAATCGCCGGTATTAAGATCTTCAAGTCTATGAACATTCCGTTCATGGGTAACTATGGTGTTAAGTACGGCGTTACTAATGGTCCAGCTTCTCCTGGTAACACTGGCGACTTTGTCGGTAGTGATACTGAACTGGAAGATGGTGGTGGTGTCACTGGTATGAACAACAACTATGGTGAGCAAGCTGCATTCGATACTTCCTGTGGTCTAATCTTCCAACGTGAAGCCGCTGGTGCTGTTGAAGCTATTGCTCCTCAAGTACAAGTTACCAGTGGTGACATTAGTACAATTTATCAGGGTGACGTAATCCTCGGGCGATTGGCCATGGGTGCGGACTTCCTGAATCCTGCTTGTGCAGTTGAGCTGCACGCAACAAGCACCGCTGGTTCTGCCTTCGGTACTACTTATCCTGCTAACGCTTGATAAGTTTTATTTATACGGGAGTCTCTTCGGAGGCTCCTTTTTTTTAGTTCTTTATTGAGAATAGATTTCAATTGTAATTATGGCCTTCCCTACTACTGGCTCCAACACTGAGCTACAAGCTGTTAATCAGATCCTGGCGTCAGTTGGTCAGGCTCCCGTCACTACACTAACAACTGATGAGACATTTATCCTCAGCAAAGTATCTAATTTTAGTGGTACTATTTCTGGCAGTAATTTAACAACAACAAAAAGTGACATTCCTGTTGGTTCATATATTAGTGGACCTAATGTAACTCTTGGTACTTCTGTTGCTGTTGCTGGCGTGGAAGTCTCCCCAGCTACCAACCCTGTTACATACAATTATGTTATTAATATTTCCCAAAATGTTAGCAACCAGACTTTAGTACTATCAACTGTTGAAACTCGCGTACAACAACAAGCCAATCCAGATGTTGCAATTTCCTTAGATACTCTTAGAGAAGTATCTCGTGAAGTTCAATCAGAAGGGTGGTCATTTAATAAAGAGTATAAATACCCTATTACACCAGATTCAAATAATGAAGTTATTATTGCTAATAATATTCTTCAAATTGATTTAAATAGAACTTATACTCAAAATAAGGATAGAGATAGTATTAATCGTGAAGGCAAACTTTATGATAAAATTTCTCATTCATTTGTTTGGACAGATGAAACTCTATATGTAGATGTTATTTGGTACTTTGATTGGGAAAGTATTCCTGTTCCTATTCAAGCTTACATTGTAGCACGAGCTGCAAGTATTGTATCAAGTAGGATTATTGGTGATCCTAATCAATATCAAATGCTTCTGCAAAAAGAAGCTCTAGCAAGATCTACAGCTTTAGAGTATGAATGCCGTCAAGGTGATTATACTTATTTTGGTACACCTGAAGGTGGAGATTTTTATCAACCATACCAGCCGTTCCATACATTACAAAGATAATGGCAGCAGTAACACAATTAATTCCAAATTTTCTTGGCGGTGTCTCCAAGCAAAATGACGACAAAAAATTAACTAATCAGCTAACAGAATGCATTAATGGATACCCTGATCCAACATTTGGGATGATAAAACGTCCTGGCATGAAATTTATTAGTAAATTAAAAAAAGCAAATGGCACTACTTTTACTAAAGCTGAACTTCAAGGTGCTGCTTGGTTTTTTCTTGATAGATCAGACTCTGGTTCTTATATTGGTGCGGTTAAAGGTAATAACATTTATGTCTGGACTGCTGAGCAAGGTACTTGGTGTACTGTAACAAATAATTCTGCTAGCTATTTAACTGGTACTGGTCAGGACGATTACCATTTTCGTAGTATCCAAGACACAACTGTTATTACTAATAAGCTTGTAACTACTGCTATGGTTGCTGATCCAAGCCCCACAGCAAATACAGTGACAACTATTAAATTGAGGAGTGTAGATGTTACAGAACATTCAGTAATTATTCAAAATGAAGCAGCAGTGTTTACCCCGCAAGCTACACACACTGCTCAGCATATGTTGTCATACGATGCAAGTGATGTCCAAACTTCTCAGCATATGATTGATGCTGTAAAAGCTTTAATTGAGGCACAACATTCTGCAAGTAATAGTGCATTTACTGGTAAATGGTATTTAGAAGGATTTAAAAATAGTTTAGTTATTCGTAGAACTACAGAATCTAATGGTGTTGTAATTGTAACAGATTCAACATCAACACATCCAGGAAATAACGTAACTTATGTACCATTTACAGTAAAAGTTACAGGTGGTCTTTTAAATGAAAATTTAGAAGTGTTCCAAGATACTGTAATAGATATTTCAAAACTACCTGTAGAATCTTTTCATGGAAGATATGTTCATGTATTAAATAGTGCTGGTGCTAATGATGATCTTTATTTTGAATTTGTAGCTTATGATGGTGTAAGAGGACCTGGTTATTGGAAAGAGACAGCAGCTAATGATATTGGTAATTCTTTTGTAGCTTCAACGCTGCCACATAGATTAATTAAAAATACAGCTACTTCTTTTACCTTTGAGCCGATACCATACGCACCAAGAAAAGCAGGTAATCGGAGCACTAATCCAAACCCATCTTTTGTTGGTAAAAAAATTACATCAACATTTTTCTATAATAATAGATTTGGATTTTTATCTGAGGACAATGTTTTCCTTGGCCAGTCAAATAATTTATTTGAATTTTTTGCAGAAACAGTAAATGTATCAGCAATTCGAGCCCCAGATCCAATTGATTTAAATGCGTCAAGTATACGTCCAGTAATTCTAACTGAAGTCCTACCTTCTCCTCAAGGTCTATTAATACTTAGTGAACGGCAGCAGTTTCAACTGCTGACAACAGATGCACAGAGTATGACATCTAATAACACAACTATTAGGTCTTTGTCTAACTATGAAATGGCGACAAATATCCGTCCAATTGATTTTGGTACAACAACCGCATTTGTCAGCACAGTTCCTGGTTATTCAAAACTTTTTACACTAGCTTTACAAAGTCAAAATTTACCACCTGTTGTTACTGATATTAGTAAAGCAGTTTTTGAATGGATTCCAGATACTGTTGATGAAATCGCTGTCAGCACACCTAACTCAGCAGTATTTTTAATTGATAAAGGTTCCTCTTATATTTATATTTATAAATTTTATAATAACGGTAAAGAGGATTTGTTCCAAGCTTGGACTAAATGGCAGATACCTACAACTATACAGAATGCTACAGTTATAAATGATGCATTGCTGGTAGTTTCACAGCATGAGGATGAGTACACTATTGGTTCTATTGAATTAGATGAGTTACCTTCAGGTGAAGCGTATGCTACAAGCAGCAGTTATGAGGGGAATATCGCCCTTGATTTAACAACACGTCCAGTTAAACCACACGCTTCTGTTGATGCAGTAGTATATGATGCAGTAAATGATCTCACAAAAATTTATGTGCCATATACTCCTATTAACAATAAAGAAGCAATAATGCTGCTTAATATACCTATTGCTGATAAGGGTACAAGTGAAGAAATTGATGCTTATCAGGGTTATTGGACTGGTGCTACAGAACGTATTGAATCTGGTACTAATTATACATACTTAGAAGTAAAAGGTAATTTTTTAGAATATGCTGATGGAATTGTAGTTGGCTATGGTTATGATTTAGACGTAACATTGCCTAAATTTTATTATCAAAAAAAAGATGGAGCAGATTATACAGCTAGCCTAACTATTAGTAAAATTAAACTTTCTACTGGTAGAAGTGGTGCTATAAGATTTAAATTAAAGGCAAAAAGTGCAGATGAATGGGAAGATGTACAGCATACTATTCAGGCTGGATCGTATGAAAGTAACACTAATCCTGTAGTACCAGAAAGAATTTTTGTCTTACCTATCCATCAACGTAATACTAATTTTGAATTAAAAGTGACAAGTAATTTTCCATACCCTGTATCGTTGGTGTCAATGATGTGGGAAGGTAACTATTCCCCACGTTTCCATAGGAGGACTTAATTATGCCAGCAGCTTGGTTTGCAGGAGTATCAGCAGTAGCTTCTATTGCCGGCGGATTCATGGGAATGGGTCAAGCCAAAAGTAGTAACGCTCAAGCAAAAAAACATTACAAAGAACAAAAAAAATTAGCAAAAAAATCTGCTAAAATTTCTAATAAATATAATAAAGAATCTTTTGCAGCAGAAAAGAAAGACTATTATGCTGCACGAGCATTTCAATATGAAATGGCTCTTAAGCAATGGAAGTATGATAGTGAAGTTCAAGATTTCCGCTATTTACAAGATATGCGGGCATATGAACAATCTCTTGAAAATTATGGTCAGCAATTGTTTTTTAATAAGGTTTCTGACATTACTGCTCAAGAGTCCCAAATGGCAGCTTTTAATGAAGTATTAGATTCTGCTGCATTTGAAAAACAAAGTTTATTGGTTGATCAATTAGAACAAGCAGGTCAAGCTCAAATGCTTCAAGCCGGTGTATCTGGTGGCAGAGCGATGGCTCTAACTGCAGCAAAACATGGTAGAGACCTTGCGGTACTGAGAGCTAGTTTGAAGAGTAGTCGTAATGAATTAACACGTAATCAAATGGATTTAGCATTACAAAGGTTTGGTTCTGATATGCAGGCTAGAGCTAATTTAATGTTAAAACCAGAAAAACTACCTGAACTTATCAAGCCAGAAATGGCACCAGAACGTACATTTGTTGCACCAGCTGAGGTATTACCAGGAGCAGTTCCACCGCCTAGAACTACAAATCCTTATTTACCATTAGTTCAAGGTATTTCCAGTGCAGCAAGTAGCTTCTCTAATCCAGCTTTCTTCCAATAACCTTCCAACACATAACACATTATGGCACGCAAATTCACAGGTGCTGCTCGACCGCGTGGGTTTAATCCTGTGCAAATTAGCAGTGCAAATATCCGTCAAATGCAGGCAGAAAATGAGCGTATTCTTGAAGGGATGCGTCAACGTCAATTGTCTGCTAGACGAAATGAAGAAGAAATTCTTCGCTCAATGAAAGAGGATTCTGAGTATGCTAGACGATCTAGGGATCGTAATTATAATATTAATAAAGGTAATATTGAAACACAAATTCAACAATCCCAATATGATCAGGCAGCTGATGCATTCCAAGCTCAGGAAAAATTAAAAGCTACACTGGGTATTGTTGAATCTATAGCTAATTTCAGCGATACAGCCTCTAAATTTGCTTTAGAAGTAGAGAAAGAACAAGAAAAAAGAGAGACAGAGGAGCTAACAGTACAAGCTGAAAATTATTTTGCAGAGGGGTATAGACCAGATTCTTTGAGGTCTCAAGAACGCATATATGATATAGAAGCTGAGACCATGGAAGAAACTGGTCAGCAAGCTGAAATGGCAAAATTAATGGGAGCGCAAGTTAAACTTTCTAATCAAGCTCATGCATTAAGTGTAATGAACTCTGACATTGGTCGAAGTATATCTGCTAAAAATACTGTTGACCTTGGTTGGAAATCTTTTTCATTAAAATGGATTCAAGAAAATAGCCCTGAAGCTTATGGTAATTCAGATGCTGTGCAAGAATTATTGCCAGAAATTTGGAAAACATTTAAAGAAGAAAATAATTTAAATGAAAATTATACTCCTGAAATTTTAGCAGAAGCTCTTAAGGAGAAAAACAAAATAGACAAAAGCCTTATTTCCGGAATTGATGCCAAGGAAAATGAACTTATTGAATCAGAATTGATAACAGAATATACTAACTTGGCAATGGGTAACTTACCCGAATATGGTGCTTTAGCCTATAGAAACGTCAGCAGGATTGAAGGAAACCGTGAAGCAGGTTTTAAATTAATTGAAAAAATTGCAACTTTACAGGATCCAGATGGTTCGTTTTTATACAGTGAAGATCAGGTAGGTGATCTTGTCCTTGATTATAGGAACGATGAAAGAGATCCTGAAGGGACTATTATTGGTAAAAAGTTTCGAGATTCAAACGCAATACGTTTTCTAGAAATTCAAAATAAAAGAGAAGAAAAAAGACGAGAATGGAATAGAAATCAAGCTACTACTGATAGACAAGATTACTATCAAATGTCAAAAAGATGGCACGAATTATTGAAAGAAGAAGGTTTTACTCCTGAAAATCTCGCTGCAGTTGAGGAGGCGTTTCAATATAATATGCGAGGAGTCCCTGACTGGGTTAAAGTTTATAAAGCATCAGGAACAGAGGCAAAAAGAAACTCAACATTAATTACTATTGCTCAAGATTTAAAAGCTAGAGGTGTTTTACCTCAAAGTATGGTTAATGAAATTTATAAATTTGATCCGCAGGAAGCTGTAAAACTTCAAGAAGATTTTAATAAACAAAATCCTTATAGTGCTAATGCTGATTATGTAAAGACATTGGAAATTGTTGAAGGACTTCCTTTGCAAAAAAATGAATTTGGTGGTAAAGGCACAGAAACTGCTGGTTCACTAGAATCATCAAAAGCACTTAAAGAAATGTTTGTCATGATCTTTGAGGGCCATGTTGCAAATGGCATGACAATGTCAAAAGCTTCAATCCGAGCATTGCGGGATATAGAAGAAGGTATTAGAAGAGATGCAGGTAATCCCAATGGTACATTTTTCAGGAAATCAACAACACAATTAAATGTATTTGAGTTTCCAAATTTAATACCAAAAAATTTTCAATCTGCTCTTGACAAGGCTGTTGAAGAGGAAACACTTTTTAGACAACAGTTAGATAATGGTTCTGTTGATCAAATATTTGCTAACCCTAATTCTATTTTTACAGATGAACAATTTGTAAAAGAAATACAAGAAATGCAACAACCAGGATATAAATTTAAAGGTAAAGTAGCTTTGTTATCAAAAAAAATAAAAGCTACTCCTTTAGAAGTTATGACCAAAATTGCTGAAACCAAAAACATGACACAAATGATGCCACCACCACCACCGTCAATGCAAGTAGCCAGGAATTATTCACCTGCAATACAGGCTATGCTTAATCTTCATAGTACTGTTGCTAATAACCGTGCACACGGTCGAGGCTCTTTTGAATTAGGACATGGTTATGCAGAACATTTAGTACCACAAGAATACAGAGGATTTATTCGAGATAGTGCTGAGCGTCATGGACTTTCTCCTGCCGAAGGTGCTGTAAAAATTGAAATTGAATCTGCGTGGAACCCATTAGCAGAAAGTTACAATGGAACTTCTTTTGGATTAGCACAGATTAATAGATCTGCACATCCTGAGTTTTTTGCCAATGGTGATTGGAGAGATCCTGCTTATAGTATTGATTATGGTCTTGAATATTTTGCAGGTTTGAAAAGGCAATTTGGAGGCGATGTAATTGCTGCTGCCATGGCTTACAACGGAGGTAGTGGTCATTATAACGCATGGCTTGCAGGGGTAAAACCTGAATGGGTCACTGATGCTGCGACCGAAAATGAATGGCAAAGAGTTAAAACCGAAATGATTAACCACGGCAAAAAATTTGCAAAGGGTCTTTATAAATATACTGGAGATTCATCTATTTTAAATCATCCACTTCTTAAAAGAAACTAACTTATGGAATACGATCCCCTTGAAGCTTATAGGGTTGATGAAGGTGAACTTGAGTTAACAGAAGAAGCTGCTGCTGTTATCGCAGAACAACAACAACAGCAACAACTGGAACAAATTTCTCAAGAAACTGAATTAGAACCCCCTTCTACAGAAGCGCTACAACAACCACAAGATCTCCAACCACAGGTATCTACGGAACCTTTTGACCCACGGAGAGATTATTCTTATTATGAAGCCAGGGGGATGAGCCGTGGTGAATGGAATAAACTCCAAATGAGTGGAGGTGTCGATGCAGAATTAGGAGCAATTGCTGATGATCCTAGAACTGCTTTAGAATTTGCTACATCAGTACCTACCGGTGCTTTAGATTTTGGCGTTGATATCCTTAATGCGGCTATTCAAACTGAAATCCCTAAACTACCAACATATGAAAATAGCGTTGCACAAGGTATTAGAAATATTGCCTCTGTTGTTTTACCTACTTATCTGGGAGCAGGAGCATTAAAAGCTGTAACAGCTGCAGGTAAATTAAGGACTGGTTGGTCTATTGGTAACACACCATTCTTTAGATGGCTTGGTAATAGAAGTGCTGAAACTGCATCTAGTCTAATAGTTGGTGGAATTAGTTCAGAATATACTGAAGATAATTTGTTAGGTATGGCAAAAAAAGCCTTACCACCACAATATGACTTTATCCCAGATTCACTAGCAACTCTTGATACTGATACACCTGAAGATAAACGACGTAAAAATATTTTCCAAGATTTAGGACTTGGAGTTGTCACAGAAATGGCCATTGGTTTAACCAGAATGGGTGCTGCTATGGTTGGTGAAACCTTACAGCAAAGTGAGGTTAATAAACTAATTGGTAATACTGCAGCAAGTAGAAGGTGGTTAAAAGAGGCAGAACCACCTAAAGCTAACACTATTGAAGAATCTATAGAACTTGGATTATTAAAGCAAGACGAAGCACTGGATGAAATTGGTGAATATGGTCGGTACTTAAATCCACGTATGGATGAACCTATTAAAGGTGTACATGACCTATTTGAGTATAGTGAAGTAGGCACACGTACTGTTGATAATTTTGGTATTGTAGGAGCTAGTGTTGATCAATCTAGAATTGCACGTAACTTAGATACTGTTGATGGTAGAATTGGAAACTTTATTTCTGAACCTTCTATTCAATATAGTTTGAGTAGTGAAGGAAATATTGATGATGTTGTACTCGGCCTTTCTAAACAATTAAATGATGCTGGTGACATTAGTGCAGCAGGTAAAGGTTGGAAAATTAGCTTAAACGATCAAATTAACGATACTTTAAACATTACTCAGCAGTTATTTGACCCTAGAATGAGTAGAGATGACATCCTTAGGATTGTATCTCCTCTAACATTCGTTAATGATAGCGGAAAACAGGTACTAACAGAGGAAGGTTTTGGTGTAATTGCAAAAACATTGCGTAATTTTGGTGAAGAAATCACCTCAATGGATTACACTAGGGCTCATTCTTTGTTAGCAGGTTCACTATCTGGTCGTGTTTCAGACCTTTCAGAAGGTATCCGTCTTATGGATGGCTCTGATTCAGTGATTACTGCTCAAAAAAAAGTCGTTGATTTGATGAAATTCCTTGTGCAGCTAGATGGATCAGCTTCTTACTATAAAATGCGTAAGGTTAATCTTATTGATCAAGTAAGAAATGGTTTTAAAAACATTGCTGGTTATAATGAAGCAACTGTTGAGGGTGCTGATGCTGTTGGAAGGGAAATTTTTAAAAAAGCAGAAAAATTTGGTACTACATTAGAGGCCATTGCTGAGGCAAAGCCACAATTAATGCGTCAATTTTTGCTGGCTTACGAGATGAGCGACGGTAAAATTAGTACAATTCGTGAATTAAACGACTATGTATTTGATAAAACCATTAATCTTGGTAAAGCTGTTCTTGATTTTAACCCAGAAGTAGATAATAAATTATTGTCTGGTATTTGGGGTAACCTTTATGCATCATACCTTTCAGCATTTAAAACACCTATTCAAGCTTTTACTGGTGGTGTTGGTGGTATCATTTCAAAGCCAACTACACACTTTATTGGAGCCTTAGCTCATTTTGATTTTAAAGCTTTAAAACGTAATTATCTTGCTTATGGTTCAATGCAAGAATCTTTACGGCGTTCATTCCCTTATATGGGATCAGTTTTTGCTAAAGCTTCAAGAAATGTAGATGAAGTATCTAGTATTACTAGGAGAGATTTACTTCTAAAGCAAGAATCTGAGATGGAATTGCTCAAAGAAATTGCAAAAAGCCGTGAAGCTGAAGGTAGTTGGGGATTAAGTTATATGGTTCAACAGATAGAGATGTTAAATGCTCTAGCTAAGGATCCTGTAACTAGATTTGGTTCTAATGGTTTGATTGCTACAGACGGGTTTAGTGGTGCTATGGTCGCTCATTCTGAAGCTTATTTTAGAGCTATGGATGAAATTGCAGATTCTGGTAAACCCATTACTAAAGAAACAGTTGGACCTATTGCTGAAAAACATTACAAACGAATGTTTGATGAAAGAGGTTTGATTAAAGATGAAGCAGTTAAATGGACAAACAATGAATTAGCACTTAACCTTGATTCACCATTAGTTGAGAATTTAAATGGATTTTCTGATCATGTAACTTTCATGAAACCATTCCTCATGTTCCCAACAACTGGTGCTAATGTTGTCAGTATGTTTGGTAAATATGCTCCATTTAAAACATTCCAACGTGATTATAACGAACTTACTTTTACCCCTCTTAAGCAACTTTTAGGTAATGAAGAATACATTGATCATCTACTAACTTCTCGTGGAGTAGATATTAGTTCAATGTCTTCACTTGCTAAAGCAAACCGTATTACTGATTTAAAATACGAAGCACAAGGTCGTAAATTTATTGGACTTGCAGCTGTTGCTGGTGTCTTTGCATTTATGCAAGATGATAGGATTACTGGTGATGGTCATTTTGATAAAGAAACGCAAGCTTCTCGTACTAAACAAGGTAATTGGAAACCACGTAGCATTAAAGGTTTAGATGGTAAATATTACTCATACAAAGCATTAGGACCTATTGCTGATTGGATTGCAACTACAGTGAATGTATTTGATAATTTTGATTCGCTTGGCTCTACTGGTATTGAAAATTTTGCCCCAAAACTTGCTTTTGTTCTTAGTGCCTCTATTACTGATAATACTGGTTTATCTACTGTTAGACCTTTATTTGATATGTTATCTGGTAATGAAGGAGCTAGAAACCGTTGGGCAGCAGGTATGTTTAACGGATTAGGTCCTTTAGCTGGACAACGTGGGGAATGGAGTAGAATTTTTTCTGATGGATTACGGATGGTAGATAATGATTTACTAAGTTACATTGGAAATAGAAATCGTTTTGCTGAAGGTATTCTTGGTTCTACAGCAGCACCTTTTGTTTACAGCCCTATCAGTGGTAAGAAAGTTAATAGTTATGGTTTTATGCAAAGGCTTTGGAATGCTTACTCTCCAATAGCAATACATGCTGAATCTTCACCAGAAGAGGAGTTTCTAAATGCAATTGAATATGATGTAACTACTACTTTTAAAACAAAAGAAGGTGTTAAAGTACCTATTGCTACTCAATCCGAATTGTTTAGAATTATGGGTGAACAAGGTTTCTTTAAACAAGCTATTCAAGAAGTAATGCGTAGCAATAAAGAATGGAAATCAATGGAATCATTTGAAAAAATGAGGGCAGAAGGTAAAACAGTAAGATTAAAAGAGTGGCATAATATTCATAATAGATTAAGAAAGGCTCAAAAATATTCTGAACAGATGGCCTATATGGCTTTGGATTCTCAATTGAAGCAAAACATTATTACTTCTAAAATTGAAGACCAAGAAACAGATCGAGCTTCTAGACTTGGAGTAGATGTTGATCAACTACTAAACATTCGTAGGTAACTAATGGCAACCACACAAAACACATATACAGGTAATGGTTCAACAACGAACTATTCATTTACATTTGAATATTTAAAACAATCTGACGTTAAAGTTACACTTAATTCAGTCCCTACAACTGCTTTTTCATTCGTTAACGCTACAACTCTAGGTTTTAACACTGCTCCTGGTAATGGTGTTGGAATTCGTATCTATCGTGATACAGCAATTGATAACCTAAGTTCTACTTTTTTCCCAGGTTCCGCCATTAAAGCTGAGGATTTAAATAATAACTT